CCAAACATATTTAGTATGGCTCAACGTGTCATGATCGCTCAGCAAGAACTTCAAATGGCACAAGCAGCACCACAAATACACGATTTACGCGAAGCCTATAAACGTATGTACGAAGCATTAGAAGTTAAGAATATTGATTTACTACTACCTGCTCCTCAAGACGTACTACCTAGAGACCCAATCACAGAACAACAAGCAGCAATGATAGGACAACCTATTAAAGCATTTGTGTTTCAAAACCACGAAGCATATATCGCAGCACACGCAGCGTTTGTACAGAACCCTATGATGCAGGAAAATCAAAACGCAGTACAAGCAGTACAAGCAAATATACAAGAACATCAGTCAATGTTGTATAAGATTCAAGTAGAACAAGCTATGGGGCAGCCACTACCAGAAGTAGAAAGTGGTCAAATGCCTCCAGAAATGATGAATCAAATAGCATTAGCAGCAGCTACGGCTACTCAAGAAGTTACGGGTCAAGCGGAAGCTCTAGCAAAAGCTCAAGAAGATGCGCAAATAGATCCGATAGTTGAGGTCAAAAAAGAAGAAATAGCGCAAAAAGCCCAAAGTGATGCTTTACGAAGTGATGTAGAATTAGCTAAACTAGAATCACAAGAAGCAATAGCGGAAATGAAAATAGCTCAAAGTAGGGAACAAACTTTATTAAAAGCACAAAATGACGCAAACAAAACATATGGTCAAATATTGAAAGATGTAAGATCATCAGATACAGCAACTAAGGGTGATTGATATGCATAAGAAAACATATAATTATGGCGGTAAAGTGAAAAAAATGAATATGGGCGGTAAAGCGAAAAAAATGCGTGGCGGTGGAGAGTATAAATACGGTCACGGTGGTGATGTTACACAAACAAAAGAAAAATTAAGGAGACCTTAATGAAAGACACGACTAAGTATAAAGCAGTAAATGTTCCTGGACCAGATAGAATTAATTTAGCTAACCCTGTTACTTCTAAAGAAGCACTATATAAAAAAGTTTTTGGTAAAGGGCAAAGCAAAGTTCAAGGTGGCGGAGCAGCGACTAAAGGCTTAAAGTACAATACGAGTTTCAGCGGCAAACGATAATGAGTGATGCACCAGATGCTTTTGTCTATAATGCTATACTCGAAAGAATTGTCGACGGGGATACTTTTGATTGTACCCTTGATTTAGGGTTTTCGGTAAAACTTCATAAACAAAGAGTGCGTTTAGCAGGTATAGACACACCTGAGTCCAGAATTAATACAAAAAGATACCCAGAAAGAACCAATGAAAAAATTATGGGTAAAGCTGCAAAAGAACGATTAAAAGAACTTTGCACAGGAAAATTCAAAATTAACTCTTTAGGAAAAGGTAAGTACGGAAGAATTTTAGGGATCCCCTATACAGAAGAAGAGGGTGAGGATATTTGTCAAAAACTGATATCAGAAGGACACGCTGTTGAATACTGGGGCGGAAAGAAAACAAAAATCTGGAGGTAAGTAGTATGCCAGGAATGACAGAAAGAAAAAGATACATGAGGGGTGAAACTAAAACCGCTCGTGGTGATTATGGTAAAAAAGTTAGAAAAAAGCGTGGGGGAGAAATAAAAAAGGCAAAACATAAAGGCTGTGGTGCCGTTATGTCTGGTAGAAGAAAAACCACTAAATATTCGTGAATTTGAATTATGGATCCAATATATTTAATAGAAAAAAGTTTAAAAGAAATCCGACAGAGAGTAGCTGATTTAACGGAAATACTAGCTACAGGGGGTGTTGCGGATTGGGAAGGGTATCAAAGAATTCTTGGCGAACTATCAGGTCTAAGTTCAGCTGAGAGAATAATATTAGACCTGCTAAACAAAGAGGAAAAACAAGATGACCCAGGACGCTCAATTAAAAACAGGTAAACCTATCCCAAAACATGTGAACAGATTTAAAGATCTGCCTCTTGTTATCAAAGAAAAAGAAGTAGTTTTCACCCCAGAATCGATAGAAGAGGACCAAAGTCTTATAGAAAAATTGCCTTCTCCAACAGGTTATAGGATTTTAATTCTACCTTTCAGTCAAAAATCTATAAGTAAAGGCGGGATAGCCCTAGCTGATTCTTATTTAGAAAAAGAACGGTTAGGAACTAATGTAGGGTATGTAGTTGGGATTGGACCAGACGCATACAAAGATCCCCAAAAATTTCCAAATGGTGCTTGGTGCCAAGAAAGAGATTGGATTATTTTTGGCAGATACGCAGGTGCACGAATTAAAATAGAAGGTGGCGACTTGCGCTTATTAAACGATGATGAAGTACTCGCTGTAATAGAAAAACCAGAAGACGTACTGTAATCACGCAACCTAGGAGAGTGACATGGCAGAAGCTATGCAAAAAGAAGTAGAATCAGAAGAAATAGAAATAGTGTTAGAAAACCCAGAAACGTCAGAAATAGAAATAGAAGAACCAGAAGCTAAAGAAGAAACAAAAATAACAGCACCTGAAAAATCAGAGGAAGAAGAAATTGCTGAATACAGTGAATCTGTTAAAAAACGAATAAATAAACTAACATTCAAAGTCCGAGAAGCTGAAAGAAGAGAAAAAGCAGCAATAGAATATGCACAAAATGTTCAGCATGAATTAACACAAACAAATGCAACCCTTTCAATCAAAGATGAAAACCTATATGATGAATATAGTGCAAGAGTCAAAAGTCAGTTAGGATCTGCAGAAGACCGATATAAAAAAGCACATGATGTCGGTGATACAGATGCTATGCTGGAGTCTCAAAAAGACGTTGCGAAACTTGCTGTAGAATTAGAAAGTTTAGATCGAGTGAAACCTACACGTGTTTCACAGGCGAAAGAAATCGAAGTTGAAGTGGCACCAAAACCAATTCAACGACGTGCTCCTTCACCGCCAGCTGCTCCAGATCCACAAGCTCAAAAATGGGCTTCGAATAACGACTGGTTTGGCAACGATCTAGCAATGACTACAAGTGCTTTTGCGTTTCATAAGCAACTTGTAGAACAAGAGGGCTTTGATCCATCTTCTGGTGATTACTACCAAGAGATTGATAAAAGAATGATTGAGGCGTTTCCTACGAAATTAGGAAAAATGTCTCAAAACGTCCAGGAAAATGTTGCAGGTTCTAGCAGAGGTGCAAGAAGATCAACATCTAAAGGACGCACGGTCAAGTTAACAGCTAGTCAAGTTGCAATAGCAAAAAAACTAGGTGTTCCACTTGAAGAATATGCAAAACACGTAAAAGTGTAGGAGAATAAAATGTCAGTTGATTCTAAAAAAGATGTGGCACAATCGGATCGAACTCCACGGTCCGCAAATAATCGAGATATTAAAGCTCGTCCCAAACCATGGCAACCACCGTCCTTATTGGACGCACCTAATCCTCCCGAAGGATATGTTTACAGATGGTTACGAGAAGCAATGGTTGGAGTAGATGACAAAGCGAATATGTCAAAACGTATTCGTGAAGGTTGGGAACCTGTGAGAGCAGAAGACCACCCTGAGTTTGAAGCACCGACTGTTGATGATGGTAAGTTTGTAGGCGTAATCGGAGTTGGTGGATTAATACTAGCTAAGATGCCAATCGAGACCGTCGAACAGCGACGTGCGTATTACCAAAAAATGTCTTCAGACCAAATGGAGGCTGTCGATTCAAATCTTATGCGAGAAAGTAATCCTCTTATGCCTATTAGTAACCCTAATAGAAAAAGCAAGGTAACTTTCGGAAGTGGAGGTTCTTAGAAATGTTTCTAGGAATCATTGTTTAATTTAATGATAATAGGTAAATCTAATGGCAAATACAAATAGCCCAAATGGTTTCGTTCCTGCTTATCATATGTCTGGTGGGACAATAAGACCCTCTGAGTTCGCAATCGCAAGTGCGACCGACGCATCAATTTTTTCTGGTGATGTCGTTCTTCTTTCTAGCGGTTATGTGATTCAGGGGACAGCAACAGGTGCCCCACTTGGCGTATTCGCAGGTGTAGAATACCAAAAAACCGATGGTTCTGTCGTGTTTTCGAACATGTGGACTGCCGACACTGCTACACTAGGTTCCGCAAACGCGAAAGCGTATGTTTATGCCGATCCAGATATTGTTTATGAGGCGCAGGGAACTGCAACTCCTACTCAAGCTACGGTTGGCACAACTAATACGATTTCGACAACTGCGGGTTCAACATCAACTGGTCGATCAAAAGAAGGCGTTACTGCAACAACTTCTAGTGGTATTGCGACAGTAGTAGGGTTTGTAGACAGACCCGATAACTCTATTGGACAATACGCTAGAATGTATGTAATATTCCCTACTTCTGCATTCGGCAATAACTAAAAAGGTAATTAGAAATGGCAATTAATAGAGCCCAGCTAGTAAAGGAACTCGAGCCTGGACTGAATGCACTTTTTGGTCTTGAGTATAATCGTTACGAAAATGAACATTCTGAAATCTTTGACACCGAATCTTCCGACCGAGCGTTTGAAGAAGAGGTAATGTTATCTGGTTTCGCACAAGCTCCGACCAAAGGGGAAGGTGCAGCTGTGACATATGATACAGCACAAGAAACGTTCACGTCTCGTTACACCCACGAAACTATAGCACTTGCTTTCGCGTTAACAGAAGAAGCTATCGAAGATAATCTCTACGATACTCTTTCTTCACGTTATACACGAGCACTAGCAAGATCTATGGCAACTACGAAGCAAGTAAAAGCTGCAAACGTACTTAACAATGGTTTTTCAACTTCCTTTCCAGGAGGCGACGCGAAACCGCTCATGACAACAGATCACCCAACTATAACAGCTGGTGATTTGTCTAATGAACCAAGTACTGCTGCTGATCTTAACGAAACTTCGTTAGAAAATGCGTTAATTGATATCTCTCAGTTTAAAGACGAAAGAGGCATCAAGGTTAATGTACAGGCTAGGAAACTGATAATTCCTCCTCAGCTTCAATTTGTAGCTGATAGAGTATTAAACAGTCCTGGACGAGTTAGCACATCCGACAATGACATCAATGCCATGAAAAACATGGGAATGTTGCCAGAAGGTTATGTCGTTAACCATTACTTAACCGACACAGACGCGTTTTTCATTAAGACAGACGCACCTAACGGTCTGAAGCACTTCGAAAGAGCTGCGATGGCTACTGGAATGGAAGGCGACTTCGAAACTGGTAATGTTAGATATAAAGCTAGAGAAAGATATTCTTTCGGCTTTAGTGACTGGCGTGGAATCTACGGATCTCCAGGCGCATAACATAGCTAACAAGCTATATTGGATAGGGAGCTTCGGCTCCCTTTCTTTTTTCCGAAGTATGATATAAAATAGAATTTCTAGGATAAATTAATTTTGTTTTATCGACTGACCTAGCAGACAAGCCAAGACGATAAAATTTATTTCCGTAGGAGGAAATCATGGCAAATTCAAGTTTTAGCGGACCAGTCAGGTCCAAAAACGGTTTTATAACTTACCGAGTTAATAGTACAACAGGAACAGAAACTACTTATGGAACTAGAGAAGGTGGTGCGTACCAAATTGGTAGCGTAACTGGAACAAGTTCAATATTAGGTTTTGCACCTACGGACTTTTTTACTGGTAAAGGATCTAACCCAGATTCAATTATCAACCCTTTCACAAGCGGGACCACTTCAGTAGAAGATTCTTTGGGAAACGATATTCCTTTGGGATCAACTCTTTACTACGGTGACAGAGTATTTAGATACGGTTTAGCAGGTGGTGTTGCATTAACAGCAGGAAAACT